ACGTTTATTTACAAGTAGATTTAAAACCTATTATAACGGAAGAGTTTTTTATAATTTAGAAATAGCCACTTACTGGACCCCATTCTTCAGGATGAGCTTGTGGTCTATCAGAAAATGTTTGAAATGTTGATTCGACAGGTTGTCCTGCATAACCTACACCTTGTGGTGCGCCTATTGAATAAGGAGTTAATGCAAGTGCCGAAGTATCACCTGCCATTCTTATAGGACTCCTAGTAGTATTAAAACTTCTCGTGCTACTGACTCCAGAATGTTCATAAGGAATCCTTTGTCTAAAACTATGAGGTCTTGCAGATTCTCTATAACCTAGACGAGTAGTAGGTTTAACAGACATTTTAAGCAGCTACTAAACTAAAGACTACAGTTGCAGCAGTACCTCCTGCTTCTGAAATAAATCTTGGTCTTATCCATCTAACTGGAGTATTCGCAACATTATATGCATAAGTACCATTAGCAGTTATTGTTTGCTCAGAAATAATCTCTGCATAATTTGTTCCATCCACACTCCCCTCTAAACTGACTTTTACGTTTGTATTTATAGTTGCAACAGTAGCAAAAAGAGTGTAATCCCTCGTGCAAAAAGTATTGTTAACAGCTACTCGTAAAGCGGTACCAACACCAATAGCTTCTAAAGCGCTATCAGTTTGGAAAATAGTATCTTGAAAATAAGGTATAGCCATGAATTTAAAAGTTGCCTAGTAATAAGAATAACAGGGGGAAACGCTATCGAAAATTTGTTTCCAAAACTAGTCTGGTACCTACAGCTACATCGGCTGGACCAGGTAAAGCCTGTATAAATTCTGCACCTTCTCTATTAAAACGATATCTAGCTTGTTCTGGATTTCTATAGTTAGGTACATATAAATGAAGAGCTAATCTATCTGTCTCATATAAATATATTTGTGTCCAAGTTTTTAATGTCTCCTTAAAGTCTGAAGTTGAAACAGAACGATCAACGTCTCCAGCAATTGTCTCAATACGGTTTCTTGGAGTCGTATCATTATTGACACTACCTGTCATATCTGTACGTTTCTCTGCTTCCTCACAACGAGTAATTTGTTCAACAATCTTGTCATACCAAAAAGAATCTTGAATATTATCTAATGCTTCTTCAAGACGTCCTTGGTCACCAGCAGGTACCGAAGTTAAGTTATAACCTAAGTGCCATCTGACCTTAGATTTTAAAAAAGTATCAAGCTTCATTAACTATTAACAAGTAATCCTGCTTTTATTTTACTTTATATAGGTTCTCCCCATCGTCCCCTCTCCACCTAATCTACACGAACGAGGTTTTCTTTAAATATTTGGTCCCAGTCCACACGTTTTATAGACCTTAACTGCTCTAATTTTTGAAATCTTTCGCCAGAACATGATGTTTGTAAATCCTTTATATCTCTTGCAGTCTTTAAACCAACGCCTGGTAATGAATCAGCTATCTGTCTTGCACTAGCTGTATTGATATTAACTCTTACATCAATAGGAAATGTTTCACGAGTTGTTAATTTTGGTGGAGTCACTCCATCTGCTTTTAATTCTGCAGTAAGACGTTCTTCAGTTTTTATCTTCTCAGTTGTAGCATCTATTTGTGGAGTTAAATCACTCTCGTCTGCATAAATAACTTCATCTTGTGCATCAACGCACATCATGATGCCTTCTCCATGTTGAGATATGACTTCGACTAATCCACCTGTAGGTCTGTACTGATACAACATAACTTAATTTTTAACCTCTGATTAGCATACCAGTGTCTACCTTTGATTTCAACTCTAGTTAGGATGGTTCGGATGAGAATTATCCATAAACATTCCAAAAATAGTTAAAGTAACTCCAACAATTAACATCACAGTAACGAATTGCATAACACTTTTTAAGTCCTGCTAAGTATAGACAAGAAAAAAGCGAGCCACAAGGACCCGCCTAATTCTTTTATGAGTAAAAATATTACTCGTCGTTACCACCAACTTGTGATGCAAAGTCAATGAAACCTTGAACATCGTTCCAAGATACAGCA